CATAAATCTACTGCTTCTTTTAAATGGGTGTTCTACCCCATTTGCATTCACATAAGACAATGAACCATCATCACCAACTACTTCTTTCCAACTTCCAGGTTGAGCTGTAACTAAAAAGTAACCACCTTTCATGTTTCTAGGAATTTGTGGATAAGTCTTTTCATTTAACTCTCCACTAGCTTTTTTACCAATATTCCATTGGTATTCTTGAAACAAATCTAAAGGTCTTTTCTCAAATCCAGCAGGAATCAATGCTGTAATAGCATCTGAATAAGCTTTAAAACTTGTAAACCCTTGAGATAGAGCATTTTTAATAGCCTCCTCAGATACACCTAAAGCTTTTAAGTAATGAATAACTACAGCATTTTGTTGTAGTACAGCAGCATTGTAATTATTTGCATAATCTTTATGGTCTGCTTGTAACTCTTCATTCTTATCTCCAAACACTTTATTAATTGGAGAAAACCAAGTTTTACTCTCTCCTTGTTTGATATTAATAACAACTTCAATAGCCTCTCTTTCTGGCTCACCTTCTTTAGCTACATTTTCTTTATACTCAAACTGAGTAATGTAAACACAACCAAAATTACCCCCAAAAGAACCTCTATCTTTAGATTGTAGGCTTTCATCATTATCTGGCACATAGCCATAATTCATTAATTTACTCATACTATATAATTTTTAAAAGTTAATAATTAATTATCCCAAGATTGTGCAACTTCTTCTGCGTTTTCTTCAGTTTCTCTTACTTCAAAATCTTCTTCTTGATTAGTAATTTCTTCTTCTTGATTAGTAATCTCTTCTCCTGTATCATCTATGACCTCTATGTCATAAACTTTTTTAGCTTTCCTTCCTTTTAATTTAGGGTGTTGAAATACTGTTTTTTGTAGTACACTTAAAGGAGTGTCTAATATTTCTGCAATTTCAGGTCTTTGTAGACCTTCATCTAACATTTTTAATACTTCACTAACTTTAACTTTTTGTTTTGTCTCAGACATTTTTTATGTTTTTATATTAAGATAACACTTGTATTACTCTCCGTAATATTCTTTTAATTTGTCAACAACAATACCCAAATCATTAGGTATAAACTCTTTATCAAACATTCCAATAGGAGATTTTGCTGAGCTATAAAACTCATTTTCATTAGTCAAAAAATTCTTACAAACCCTTTTTTCAGAGGAGTTAAAAGAACTTATACCAAGAAGAACTACATCAAATTTACCTTCTGGAGTAACGTAAGAGTCAACCATTTTCCCTGTAGTCTTCATTTTTACATATACTCTTTGGTCTCCTTCTGATTTTTCTTCTTCACCATGAGCAAGTACAAATATATTCTTGCCTGCTACATCTAAGGTTTCAATTGCTTTAAAAATTTGACCAATAAAGTAACCTATCTTTTTGGGACCATCCCAACCTGTTGCTAAAGCATTATCCATGTACCAGTCCTGCATCAAATAATTAAAATCATCTAACACAATATTCTTAAATGGAGAGTTTACTAAAGCTTGTAAAACAGCAGTAACAGTTCCTGGAACATTTGACACTACTCTTTTACCAGAAGACAAAGACTTAACATCTACTGTTCCCCTAGTATCTAAATACTGCAAATTAGTAAGAGGATATAACACTTTACTTTTAGGAAAAGGTAATGGTTTTGAAGTAGAACTTATAAGATATGTATCTTTAGGTTCTAAACCTTTATTTCCAATTGCTTCAACCTTACCAATAGAAGTTGTTTTACCAAACCCACTCTTAGCAAGCACTAAAATTTTAGCCATATTTATTTAATTTTAAATTGTTTAAATGTTTTTAATCCACCTAACATATTAACTCTAAAATGTTGAGGTGCTTCACAATGTCTTGATTCTACTAAATGAACAGTTCTCATATTTGGGTATTTTAAAGAGCCGTTTGTGTTTCTAATAATATCTCCAAAATGTTTGTTTAAATTATATCTATCATCATTAGGATTAAACATTGTAAAAATGTAATTACTATCTTCTGATAGGTTCAGTTTTATTACCATAGTTGTTCTTTTAATCAACTATTTCTGTATATTTCTATACAGCTTAGACTATATCATCATCTTACAAATAAGATGTTGGGTTCTCGTGTCTCTATTATTTTCTGTTTACACAGTTTCAAGAGTTAGTCGTTGCACCTTTTTAGTTCTTTTAAAACTAAACTCGGCTCAAGGTTATCTTCAACACTACTTGTTAAGACTTTCCCTGAATTCTCCCAATTTGCTTTGTAGTATCACTACTACAAGGGGCGTTTTTAATTATTTTTATTTGTTTTTACAAATACACTACATTGGAGGGTATTAAACAAATAAAAACATAATTATGTTTTTCTTCACCCGTTTCTTTAATATCATCTGATGTTGGATAAACTTTATCATCATCTAATTTTCTTCTTTGTACATCACTCATTGCTCTATTTAAGTGAACAATATGCACAAAAGAAAACTTACAGAGATTCCTAAGTTCCACAGTATATTCAGAATACTTGTCTACAGTTTGCTTTAAGTTAAAGGTTCTTTCAGGTATCAATTTACGAATGTGGTCTGTAACAACCAAAGTAAATTGATTAGGATTTGTGTAAGTGTAGCCAATTTTTCTTTTAAAAACTTGACCATGCTTATTCTTAACTTCTGAATAAAGAAACTTACCTTTAGTTTCTGCATAAGCTAATAAATCATTCCTAATTCCTGTAGGATTGTCTTTATTTTCTATGACTTTGATAAGACCTTGAGTAAGCTTTTCTCCTTCAGAATTATACTTACCAAATAAAGGAAGTATTCTGTTTAAATAAACAGCTTTAATTCTATCTTCTACATCTTTAGGTATCTTGATTACTTCTCTCTCATTAATATCTTCTGAATCATAAACCAGTTGACCCATAAGATACTCAGAAGATATAGGAACAAAGTTATTTCCTTTATAGAATTTTCCTGATTCTAAAATAACTTTGTCAAGTCCATAATCTCTGTAGAGAAAATGACAACAAAAATCAAACTCTTTCCCTACTCTATCTATTTCATAAGAAAGATAGATAATATCTAAGTCTATTTTACTAGCTTGTAGACTCACATACTCTGGAGTAGAAGGAGTTAAAGATTCTAGTTGTCTATCTATTAAACCGTTATAGTGTAATACATACAAACAAGGCTCTATAACAAATCCAGAATCTACAAGTGTAGATTTACCTACTTTAGGAGCAGCACCTACAATATAGTTCTTACCTTTCTGTACTCCACCAATAGCTCTAGAAATAGTTTCTAAACCTTTTCCCATTGGTAAACCAATAAGCTTACCTTTTTGACCTTCTTCATAAGTAGCTACAAAATTCATTATTGCATGATATTAGTTACATCATTGTCTTCTACATCTTTATACACTCGTTCTTTGTAATTATCTACCCAATCTTCTAGTCCTGAAACTAAATTAGATCCACTACCTTTAAAAATAAAATAGTGTGCTGAAGTAATGTAGTTACTATCATCTAAATTTCTAATGTACATCTTAGTAGCTGCAATCACATCATCTTTTCTTATATCTGGATTCTCCCTGAAAAATCTTTTCATTCTAGATATAGAAGAAGATTTAGGACCACTCCTTTTTGGGTTTACATTCTTGAATAGTTCTCTGTATTCTGTAGTTACCCACTCCCATTTTTCTTCTATTTCAGATTTTTGGAATAAAGGCACTAACCATACTAACTTTTTGTCATTACTAATTCCTAGAATCTTAGTAAACTGCATGTGTTTAACTAAGACTCTGGAAGTAGTGCTTGGAACACAATCAAAGTATACACTAAGAAGATAAGATAAACCATCGTTAATAGGAATTTCTAATTCTTTTATCCTACTTATAATCTCTTGATTAATTTTCATAAAATTTCATTTTTTTAATGTTATTAAAGTCATAGTAAGTGATAGAACTTTGGTCTAAATTCTCTGTAGCTTTTTGTAGCCACACTTCATCCTGAGTTCCTTCTGAAACTAAGATAAAAGCTTTAGCTCTATGTCCAGCTCTCATTCTAATTATTCTACCCAGTCTTTGTATAATGTCTTTCTCTTTCGAAGTAAGTTGCACTATCAAAGCATAATCCACTTCATCAAAGTTATGTCCTTCATTTAAAGATTTTACACAGGATAACCTGTTTATTTCTTTTTCTTTAAACTTCTGGTAGGATTCTGATGAACTCTTAGAGTGAAAACTGTGTTCAGAAAGTGTATCAGCTTGTTTGATAGAAGAACAGAATATTAATCCTCTTTGATTTTGAGGTATTTTGTTTTCTAATAAATACTTAGCTGCTTCAAATTTAGAAGGGAGATTGTAAATAAATCTCATTCTATTTATGATAGCAAACTTAGCATTTATTTTAGGACTGTATTTAGCTGATTCTACATTCTGAGACTTCCATTCATAACCTTTAACTTCTGTAGTCATAAATGGTTTTTGTTTTGTTCCAGCTTTAATGTTTTTGTCTTTTGAGTTCATAGGAACTTTTAAAACAATTATTTCATAAGGTGCTACAAACCCTAATTTTACTGCTTGATCTAAAGTTAATTCATAAACAACTTTAAAGTCTAAACTCTTTAATAAATTGTACTTTTCAAAGTCTTTGTTATAATCTGGAACAGTGGCTGTTAACAAAACAGATTTTAATACAAGATTATTACTAAAGAATTTAGAGTTATTTTCTGTGATGTTGTGTCCTTCATCTAAAATAGCTACATTGAATTTTTGATGTAAAACTTTATTAGCTGAAGCATAACAGTATTTTTCTGTAATATTACCTAAATCTTCTGCATCCCACTTTTTATACTCTTCTTGCCAATTCTGGTCTCTAAGTTTTTCTGTAGGAACTAAAAGAACCTGATTATGCTGAAAAGTAGTTTTAGCGTAGTCAATAGCCACTTTAGTTTTACCTGCTCCTGTTGCCATTGCTACTATACAATTAGTAGGACCATTCTTTATAGCTTCTACAGCTTCTTTTTGTACAACTTCTCTTACTTTATTGACAAATTGTGTGTGCAATATAGGATTTTCTATGCTTTGTCTAAACTCGTAGATTTCTTCTACTTTATCTAAGACAGAGCCATCAAACTCTAAACTTTCAATGCTAACTCTCATAAGTGTAATTTTTATAGTGAACTAAAAATAGAATGCATTCTACTTCTAATTCTGGGTTAATGTCTTTTAGGATAGATTCTGCTTGTTTTAAATTTTTTGTTTGTCTTGATACAATAAATAAACCTTCTTCTTGAAGTTTAGCTAAAAAGTTTTTTGCGGCTTCTGAAGTATATTTAGGAATAATTATAGTACTTGCAAAATCACACTGAAAAAATCTGTGTTCTTTATTCATAATTTTTAAGTTAATGTGCTTCAGAATAATCACGACTAATATCAATAGAAATGCCTAGTGGAACATTTAATTGTAATTTTTCATTCGCTTTTTGAATAGAAGTTAATAAAATTTGCTTTACTTCGTCTTGTCTTTCTTTGATAAAATCAAAACCTATTTCATCATGGTACTGTAACATAATTTTGATGCCTTGTCTTCTTACTTCCATAATCCAAGTATCAAAACAATATACACCTGTCAATTGTATTCACATAAGCTCGTTATCTCTTATGCAGTTCTTTAATGAACTTCTATATATTACTATATAGTTTGGACTATATCTTCATTCACACTATTAAAATGTGAAGTTTGCTGTTTCCACCCACTTGGGTGTATGCCTCCCTGAGGTCTTACTAGTCTCTGAACCTTACCCATAACATTTTAAGTCTTAGGGTCTTGGCTGCTGATTGTCCTTTCAAAGGATAAATTCTACTTTATGTTTTTTACAAAGTCTATTTTCTTTTATGGCTTTTTTCAAATTTTTTCTATCTGTTTTAAGATAAGTAGCACAATCTTGTATAGAAGAATGTATAATCACTAGACCTTGAAGATCTGTAGTTGATACATTTTTACTTAAAGTAGATTTAAAATCTAAATCATGTACTGTATAAGAAAGATTGTTACCTTTAAACTCTTTAAAAATAAAATAACCATTAGAGTAATTTTTAGTTTTCATGCAAGAATGTATAGCATTATAAGTAACTCCACAATATTGTGCAGCATTACTAATACCTTTTAAAGAAAGAAGAAAAACACCTACTGAATTGTAAATGAATAATTCCATAGATTTTATTTCAGAAAGATTTCTTTTCTGTTCTTCGGACATTTTTAAATGTCTACCTATTGGTCCTATCTCTCCTCCTGAAGATATGTTAACAAGAGTACCTTGATTCATACATCTCCTACCATACTTTAAAACTAGTTCAGCTTCCTTTTTTAAGGATTCTTCTTTAGTTTCAAAAGTCTCTAAAATTATTACTTTCACTCCATGCTTATTTTTAACATTATTCCAAAAAATATTTCTATTTCTAAAATTGTAAGCTCTTGAGTATTTTGTTCTTTGTTTTTCACTTTTAGATAAAACAGTACCTACTCCTATGTAAAATAGTACCCCTGTATCTTGTGTGTAATGTCCATAAATATAATATTTATCCTTAACTATCTGATTATTATTACTTTGCATTTCAATTTTCATTTAATGTTTGTAAATCAAATATAAGGGGTTTCCAGCAATTAAGCAAATTTATTCAGGGCAAGGTTTACCCTGATTTAATGTAGAGAAAATGTCTTTAAGATTTTTAAGGTAATACCACATCTTAGCAACAGGATTCCATAACCAGAGTTGTTTTCTTACAAGTTTGTATTGAGCATCTTTAGAGATTTTCTTTACAGCTTTATTTCTTTCCCAATAAGCTTTATGCAAGTCAGTTGCAAACTCTAAAGTACATTTAAGAACTTTCATAAGCTTAGCTGGTCCTGCTCCATAGATACCACTAAAATTCACTACTTTAGCATTAGATCTGACTCCTGAGAGGTAACTAAGAATTTCTTTTTCATCATTGGATAATATCTCCTTTTTATCTGCTTTATCTTTTAACTGCTTAAAAGTTATTTCTTCTTCTTTAGTCATAAGACTAGCAAATACAGCAATATCTGTATGTGGATCAAACCCTGGTACTCTCATTTCTTCTACATAAGTAGGATCATAAAAATACATATAATGCTGTTTAGTACTGTCTTCTAAGGAAGACATATCAGAACCACAAAATAAATAGTTTTCATTTCTAGCTATCAAAGAACCTCTAATCTGCTTACCATAAGGCTTTTTAACTCCTGGCATATTAGCTATAGGTTTTCTATGCTTAAATCTCATAGTATTAGTAAAACCTGCAACAGAAGCAATAAGAAAGTCATCATCTGTCATCTTATCTAAGAAAGCTTGAAATACTCCTTGTCTATGTTTTACCATAAACATACCTTCTAGATGTTCTAATTCTGGATTATCTGGAATAAGAGTTTGTAAATCAGAGCATAGTTCTT